ATGACGACCCTGCTGGGACAGCTTTCGGCGCTGACCGCTTCAAGTCGCTCGCTCGATACGAACCACGTCGCGCTTGCCTACCTGATTCACGGCGCGCAAACGGCAACAGATCGGGGTGAAACCGCTGGTCAGACCCTGTCGATCGCGCAATTGGTGGACACGCTGAATACGCAGATTTTGGATGATGCACGCTTTTCTTCGTTCATCGACGACAAGACGCGCACGGCAATCACCGGCGTTGTTCTGGATGTTTCAAGCAGTATCTCTGCCGGCAACTACGTGGACGTGAACCACGGAATGCTCGGCGGTAACTCCGTGATCACCGAATACCTGCACATGCAACGCATCTATGTTTCGCCCGGACAGTCGGTTAGTGCCGGAACAGTGCTTGGCGAGGTCGGCATGACCGGCTATGTCACCGGTTGCCACCTGCACTTCGGTGTTCTGCAGAACGGCGTGAACGTTGACCCGATGGGGTACTTGTAAGCCAATGTGGCTCGCTGATCTGATGATTGGCTGAGTCGGAAGGCGGGGACAAGCTCAGCTTGTCCCCGCCTTCCATTGATACTGGCATTTTACGAGGCTTGAGCAAGACCCCTGCCCTCGGACGCGTTAGAATTAACGCCTTGAGTGGCGGGGCGCGGCCTCGTCAATCAAAGAAAGGAGGTGAACGATACCGAAAGACTGGAAGAAGCCGAAGCTGACCGAAGGTGAGAAGCGCAAAGCTGCATTGGACGCGAAGAAGACGATCGCGCGGAACAAGAAGGCGCGCCACGACTATCTGATCGAAGATACGTGGGAAGCCGGTCTTGTCCTGTCGGGTACCGAAGTGAAAGCTCTGCGGATGGGGCGCGCGTCGCTGATCGACTCGTGGGCTGAGGTCAAAGACGGCGAAGCATGGCTGTACGGCGCGAACATTCCGATGTACGCGCAGGGCTCCTGGAACAATCATGCGCCAACGCGGAAGCGAAAGCTGCTACTGCACGCCTCAGAAATTGAGCGGATCGGCCAGAAGGTGCAGGCCAAGGGCTACACGATCGTCCCACTGGAGCTCTACTTCATCGGCGGTCGCGCCAAAGTTGAGATCGCGCTGGCCAAAGGCAAGCAGGAATGGGACAAGCGCCAGTCTTTGCGCGAGGCGCAGGATAAGCGTGAAGCTGAACGCGCGATGCGCGCCTACACGAAGCGACCGAACTACAAGTAGCGTACAGGTAGCGGGTGCCAGCTTCGTGCGTGGTGCGCTTTCTGCTGAAACCTTGCGTTTGCTGGCATTGCGCTAGCTGTTGAAACTTCGCGTAAGCGGGGTTATTCTTGGATGTCTGGTCGAACGGATGGAAGCGGTTCTTCGATGAGTCTTAGGATTTCGTTGAAGAGCCAACCCGGCAGTCTGTTTGCCGGTGAGTTGAAGAACTCAATAGGGGATGATCGGTTTCGACAGTGGTCGTCGATCGAAGTGAAGCGAGCCGAGAATGTACGCTCAACTCGTTAACGATGCGTGCAAACCAATAGGTGCCGAACAGAATCGCACCGACTACGTTCTCGCTGCCTGATATCGCAGCCTGAACCTTTAGTCCGTCAGCCCGGGAGTTGCTTCCGGCCCGGTGTCTGGCGTCGTCTAGGGAGCCACTGGGAGTCGCCCATGTTGGTGGGGCGCCTCCGACACTTAATCAACTGAGCCTATCCAGCGGTGTGTCTGCGCAATGCTGGGGGCTGAGAAATAAAACCGTAGACTGCGCTCGGAGAAGAATTCGGGGCCGGCTGCTGGACGGGGGTTCGATTCCCCCCATCTCCACACATACCCCGGAGTCTCGCTGAGATTCCGGGGTTTTCGTTGTTCTCGCGCGCGTTTAGCGCCCTCGTCCCACTCTCTCCCATATATCAGGATGTCGCAGGGTGTAGCATTGCTAGTGGCGCACGGGTGGCGCATCCTGTGGAATAAGATGCTGCGCCACTTCCCTACCGAGGAGGCAGACATGAGCGGACGCCGAGCCTTCGGCTCGATTAGAAAGGCCCGCAGCGGACGCTTCGAGGTTCGCTACACAGGGCCGGACGGTGGCAAATATACCGCCGGGCGCTCATTCATCCGCAAGACCGACGCGAGCGCTTTCCTCGCCCACGTTGAGGCCGAGATCAGCGAGGGCACCTGGACCAGCCCCAAAGAAGCCCGCGAGCGCGATCGCGCCCAGGAGGCCGCCGCCGAGCGGGCGGCGATTACGTTCGCGGCATGGTCGGAGAGGTGGCTCGCGTCGCTCGAGCGACTGGGGCGCACCCCTCAGACGATCCAGACGCACACCTATCGGATGAGGCAGCTCAGGCCGGTTTTCGGCGCGAAGCCCCTCGGAGCGATCAGCGTCGAGGATGTCGACGCTTGGTACCAGCGCGTCTGGGAAGCCAAAGGCCCAGGCGTTACGCGCCCGATCTACATGACATTGTCGGTCTGCATGAACGCCGCGGTGAAGGCTGGCCTCATCGAGGCGAGTCCATGCAAGGTGCCCGAGGGACAGAAGCACCGGCCCGTCCGCGAGCGCGAGCGCCAGGTCGCGACCCCCGAGGAGGTCCGCGCCGCCGCCGACTCCATGCCGGCTCGCCTGCGCATCGCCGTCCTGCTCGCGGCCTGGTGTCAGACGCGGCTTGGCGAGCTAACCGGCCTGCAGCGCCGCGACTTCGACCTCGACTCCACGCCCGCGACACTCCGGATCGAGCGGCAAGTGCAGTACCTGGCAGGGGAGGGGCCTGTCGAGCTTCCCCCGAAGAGCGCCGCCGGCGTGCGCGAGATCGTCATCCCCGCGTCGCTGGTCCCCGCGCTGCGCGCGCACCTCGATTCCTATGTCGCGCCTGCGGGCACAGCCTGGCTCCTATCCTCCGAGCGCTCACCTCGCCAGCCCCTGCACCCTAATAGCCTGCGCGGAGCCTGGGAGCGCGCCCGCGAGGATGCGGGCATCCCCTGGTTTAAATTCCACGACCTGCGGCACACAGGCCTCACGATCTTCGCACAGCAAGGCGCGACGCTTGCCGAGCTGCTTCACCGTGGCGGGCATAGCGACGTCGACGTCGCCCTGCGCTATCAGCATGCGACCCGCGAGCGCGACGCGGCCTTGACGTCGCGGATGGACTCGCACGTCCTCATCTGATACTGTTTTGTAGATCACATTCAATCCCGCTTGCACTATACGTCGCGGGCAATGTATAGTTGAGTCATCGGGAGGGAACAGCCCCCCGAACCTCAAAGAAGGAGAGAATAATGAGCACCATCGTTACCTACATCGCCGACACCAACACCGACCCTCGCACCCGTTACCTCATCGTCGACGGTGAGCGCGAGACCGTCGAGGAGTGGTTCGAGAAGAGCCTTCCTGGCGACGAGGTCGAGGAGCTGCGCGAAGCCCTTATCAATGCCGCCGTCCGTATGAGTGGCGAGGACCGCGCACTGCTCGACGCCAACGGCTTCACCGTCGCCGACCTGCCACTGGCCTACACCGAGGCCGACGAGGCCCGCGTTTTCGGCGAGTACAACGTTTTCGACGGCGGTCGCGACGGTATCTACAACGCGATCGCTGCAGAGTGCGAGGCATGGGGCCTGACCGACGGCTACGCCAGCGTCTGGGAGACCCTCACCGTCCTCGAGGAGATCGGCGGCAACGTCGAGCGTTTCCTCGACTGACCCTAACCGCTGAGGCCCCGGGGCACACGCTCCGGGGCCTCCCCCTACGACAGGAGACCGCATGCCCCGCAATCCACTCACCCCAGTCGGCCTGCGCTGCCGACGCGAAGCCCTCGGCCTCAGTCGCGCCGACCTCGCCGAAATCTTCGATGTCAATGAGGGCACCGTCCGGTCCTGGGAGATCGGCAAGAGCGAGCCGCGCGACCCTCTCGGTATCCATATGTCCCTCGGTGCTCTTGAGGATGCCGCGCTCGAGTGTCTCGATGAGCTCCTCGCGCCCATCGAGGATGAGGATGAGACCGTCCGCAGCCTCCCGACCGCGCTCATCGCCTATTCGACCCAGGTAGACTACGAGCAGCACACGCGCTGGGCGCAGCGCCTGCCCATCGCGGCCTACCGTGCCTGCGTTGGCCGCGCTTTCCAGCTCCTCAGTGACGACGACATCCCCGTCGAAATCGTCTCCCCCTACGACTGACCAGGAGATCCCATGCCTACCGAGTACCTCGGAACCGCCGCCGTCGCGCAGCGCGTCGGCCTCACTGTCCCCACCATTAGGTCATACATCCTCAAAGACCTCATGCCCGACGCCGACGTCATTATCGCGACTCCGTCCGGCCCCCTACGCGGATGGGCACCCGAGACAATCGATGCCTGGCAGGCATCGCGCCCTGGCCAGGGCGCACGAACCGACCTTGCCAAGTAGTACACGTCACATTCATTCCAGCTTGCACTATACGTCGGGAACGATGTATAGTTAATGCATCGGGAGGGAACAGCCCCCCGAACCTCAAAGAAGGAGAGACCAATGAACAACATCGAAACCGCCGAGCAGCTCGCCGAGATCATCGAGACCACCGGCTGCGACCAGCGCTACTCCACCATGAGCGACGTCTGCGACATGATCGCCGACGCCCTCGGCGACTTCGCCGACGAGCACGATATCGCAGCAATCGCCGGCGAAACCTTCGCCTGGTACCGCGCCTACGACCCCGAAGCCAACGTCGAATGGCTGAACGGCCAGGGCTACTACCAGGTCGTGACCGGCGACGACTTCTGGGCCGTCTGCGCCAACCACGCGCTCTGACAGAACGAAGAAGGCCCCGACCCCACAAGGGGCCGGGGCCTTCCCCCACAGCAGGAGACCACACCATGCGCCAAGACGTCGACGCCGTCATGACCAAGACCGAAGCCCGCGAACGCGGCTACCTGCCCACCGCCGAGGTGCCAGCCCTCCTCGGTGTCAAGCGTGATGTACTTCAGCTCTGCCAGACCATGCGCCGCGAGGGCCTGCGCCCTATCCGCGTCGGCCATGCCTACTGGTGGAGCGTCGCCGCTGTCGAGGCGTGGGCTGCTCAGCGCCGCTGGGTCCGCTCCCCAGGCGCCCCGGCCAACCTATGCTCGGCCCCGGGGTGCGACCGCGACGCGATCTCACACGGCCTCTGTCTCATGCACTACAAGCGGGCGCGAGGCCCGCACGCCGACGAGCCCGCACCCCGCGTCGGTCAGCCCGTCGGCGCCGGGGTCTACGGACGCATCACTGAGGACGAAGAGGGACGGCTCATCTGCCACGAGTGCGGCAAAGCCTGCCTGAGCCTAGCCGCACACATCATGCGCACTCACGGCATGAGCGCCGCCGAATACCGCGAGGCCTACGAGCTGCCGCGCACAACGAAGCTCATCGCCGCCAGCCTCCGCGAGCGGACAGGGGCACGAGCAGCCAGCCCAGAGAACCTCGCTCGGCTCGCCCGCGCTCGCGACCCACAAGCAGCAGCCGATGCCCGCACCGTAGATACTTTTCGAGCCGTCAGCCGTGCCCAGCGCTCACGGTATGCGAGTCAGCCTGAATAGCGAGAGAGGCCCCACCCGTGCCAGGGTGGGGCCTCTCAGATGCCTCTACGGATGCACACGAGATGGGAACGAGGCCATTAGGCCGGACGCGCCCTTATCGAGCGCCGTCCGCGCCTGTCCCTCGTTGGTGATGATGTGCGCGATCGTCGGCTTCCCAGTCGCATTGATGCGATTCCATACGTCTGCGCTCGCGGACCATTCCATGCCGATGATGTCCCAGGAGCCGAGGTCCGCCGCGGGGACTTCGGCAGGGTAAAGCATCGCCATAGTGCGATAGCCTCGTGCTTTTGCGCGGGCCGCGCTCGTGCCCTTGGCAAAGATTTTCCAGATGACGCGGCGCTCTGGATGCCCGCCGAAAGCCGTGTCGAGGTACTCGAAGAGCTGCTCCTCTGCCTGCAGATCGGCCTGGTTCCTCTGATCCTCAGATGACGTCGTCTTGTGGTCGATCGCCAAGACGACGTCATCGGGGATCTGATCGACGATGTCCCGTAGCCGCATGAATGGGCCGGTCCCCTGCTGGAGAGTCCTCAGCGTGTTCCAGGGTGTCGACCAGATCGGCAAGTCCGTCCCCGGGGCTGTGCGCGTCGTTTTCCAGTCGTGGATCGCGACGAATTCGGCGGGCTCGCCGTTTGGTCCCTTCGCGGAGAGACGGACTGAGATCTCCAGGGCCTTGAAGCCCGCGCGCAGCGAGGCATCGAGACCCCGCTGCGTGAATTCTGGATACTCTGTCCCGCCCATCCTGTGAGCGATATAGAAGGGCCGTTGCTTGAGGAATTGCTCGACGACGTCCGTCGAGGCCGGCGTGACCGGGGTCGTCGCCTCACGTCGGCGCAGGAGAAGATCCCCTCCGTCGCGACGGCGGCGGCGCACGACCCCGGGCACATCCCCGCCGTCACGTCGACGGCGATAAATGGTCAGCTCAGCCACGGGCGACCACCTGGACACCGATGCCGTTCGAGCCCTGGACATTCGGGTAGGTCACAACGAGGTCGGCGGGAGACGCAGCTGTCCGCTTTGCGAGCGTGACCGTCTGATAATTTAGGCCGTCCTGCGCGGCGAACGCGATCTTCTCCCAGCCCTCCGAGACCGTCACCTGCTCCGACGACTCGACGGCACTCGTGCGCTCGAAAGTGAAGCCGAGCGCGAGCCCAGCACCCGCGAGCGCGGGCGCCGTGCAGGTCTTGGTCTCGACCGGCTCGGCCTGTCGCTTTTTGACGGTTCCAGCCTCGATGCGGGATGCTCCGCGCACGGCGGCTGCGGCCCATCCGATCTCGGCGTTCTGCGACATCGTGATCGTGACCGTTGGTGCCCAGGGGCCGGTGATGATGGTCGCGCTCATCGTGCCAACCCAGTACGGATCGACGAGGGTCGTCCAGCCCTGCGGGAGGCTCACGGTCGCGCGACCGCCTTGAGCCTTCTCGTTGATACCCAGGACGATCTTGTCTCCAGCCTTGCCGTCGATCTTGACGGTGATGGTCTGGCCAACAACGGAACCCGAGGCATGAGCAACGACGGAGGGGCCTGCGGCGGGCGCGGGTCCGGGCGTCGGTGCCGGCGGCTGCGCGGGCGACGCAGCAGCGGCGAGGAAGTACAACGCTCCGTCTGGCAGGCGCTGCGCTTCGGCCTCGGTGGCGACGACGGTGATACCGATGCCCGTGAGCGCTGCCTGCAGCTCGGCCTTCGTGGCGAGGCCGGTCAGGTCCGAGGCATGCGCGACGCCCGCGACATCGCCCTTCGTCGCATAGCCGGAGAGCTCGGCCTTCGTGGCGAGGCCGGTCAGGTCGGAGCGCTTGGCTACTCCGACGACCTCGTCCTTCGTCGCGTAAGCCGTGAGGTCGGCGCGGGAGGCGAGGTCGGCGACCTGGCGAGTGGTCGCGTAGCCGGCCAGTTCCTCTCGTGTCGCGAGGCCCCGCAGCTCTGCCTTCTTCGCGTAGTCGGTGAGGTCCACTCTGCCGCCGGCTGCGGCGGTCGCGACGTCGCCCTTCGTCGCATAGCCGGAGAGCTCGGCCTTCGTGGCGAGCGGTTCGACCGCGCGCGCGATCGCCTTATCAGTGCCCTGCTTCGTGTAGAGCGTCGGTCGTGCTGCCATAGGTCATGCTCCGATCTCGAGGGTGTCTCCGTCTCCGGAGAGCGCGCCGTTCAGGGTGAGGGTGTCTCCGTCTCCGGCGATCTCGACACCGCCCGTACCAGGGACAGGCGCGGGAGACGGGGTCGGCGACGCGGCGCCGGAGAAAATCTGCGCCAGGTCGTAAGCAACGCCCGGCCGCAGAGTCACGGTCGCTTCGCGGAGCGTGCGACCGGGGATCGCGAGACGCAGATGCACCTGCGTCTCCGCGCGGATGTCTAGGGGGAGGACGATCTGCCCCCTCATGTCGGCCTGTCGGGCCACCGGCCCGCCCGCGAGGACAGCGAAGCTCTCGACTGTCCCCGCGAGCGTAGCGACGATGTAGGCCTGCGGCTCGGGAGTCCCGTCAAGCCGCCCGACAGCACCAGTAATGGTGGTCGTCACTGTTCGTTCAACCTCTCTTCGAGTTTGTCGAGGCGCTCGTGCAGGCGCGCGTGCGCGTCGTGCGAGTGCTCGTCGATTGTCCGCTGAGCGGCCTCTCTAGCGACGCGCTCGTCGTGGATCTCTTCGGCCATACGACCTCCGCGTTCGTCGATCCTGCCGACGCGAGACTCCACGGCTTCGAGGCTTCGCCCGTGATTGCTGAGCGTCGTCTCGACGCGGCCCAGCTGATCGGCGAGCGTACCGACGTGTCCGGTCAGCTCGCCGATCTGATCCGACACAGCGCGTACTGTCTCAATCGCATGGTCCAAGTCCTCCCTCATATTGGTCGAGTGGTCGTTCGAGACCTGCGCGTCCGCCGATAGGGCGGCAGCGCGGGCCTCCTCGACACCCTCGAGGACGTGCGCGAACTTTGCTTCGAGCCAGCGGCGCACCTGGCTTGCCACCAGGGCGACGACACCCGTCATCGCGACCAGGACCGCAACGACGAGCGCCGCCAGCGCATCTGTTACCTTCGGGTCCGCAAGCAGCTCAGTCACGGCTGGCCTGCGAGGCCCCGTCAACTACCCGGGCAGAAGGGACAGGAGCAGCGGCAGCGCGAACCTCCTCGACGGACTCTCCGCCAGGTGTTACAGCACCGACCCAGTCAATGAGGCTCGCGCCGTTGATGCGGATCGTGGAGAGAACCTGGAATACGGACCATGCGACGCCGAGGAAAACGCCGGCCTGGGCGATCAGCAGGCGCCATGTCGCCGGGTATGTGCCGGAGACCCAGACGGCGAGTGAGACGACGCCCGCGACGATAGCGAGCAGGATCTTACGGCGGGCCGGGGTCCAGTATGGGCGGTCAAGCGCCGCCTGTACCATCGGCCAGATCATGCCGACGACGACAGTCGTCAGGAACGGGTCCGCGTGGAGTCCGAGCAGAAGATCGTTCACGTCAGTTTCCCTTCTCCGCGCCCGCGAGCGCGGTGTTAATCGCAGTGTTGGTCACGGGTCCGTAGATCTCATCGTCGTCAACGCCGACGGCGCGCTGCAGGGCACCGACGACGCGGTCGTGCGCCTCATCCGAGGCATCGCCCCAGACACCGTCAGGCTCGGTACCGATCACGGACTGGACGTACTCCACGCCGAACGGGAACTGACGCCCGCCCCAGCTGGAGGCCGCGACCACGGCATAGATCCTCTTCGTGGTGTCAGAGCCGACGACGTTATCGGCGGTCGCGCCGACTGCCGCCTGGAGCGCCGTGACGTCGGTGTAGCCCGAGGAGGTGGTCGCGTCGCCGTAGTGCGGTCGGATGACCGCGCACACCGAGGACCAGTCTCTGGTCCTACGCCACACGCCGCCGCCGTTGCTCTGCGAGCCCGCAGCGCCGGACGACGTATTGAATTCAATCGTCTGTAGCCAGCCGCCGTAATTGGCCTCGACGAGGCCAACGTGGTCCGCGACCCCGTCGTCATCCCAGTCGAAGCAAACCAGGTCTCCAGGTGCTGCCTGGGTCATGGGGGAGACGAGTCGGCCTTCGCGCGCGGCTGCGTTGATCCCGTATGGGACATACGCAAAGTCCCCTCCGGGCAGGACGGACTTGTCCTCATTGTCAGTCGCACACCAGGACGCACCCATCGCGCAGAAAGGCACGCCTGACGTGCCGTAGTACGCGCCGTGCCGCTTGGCGTACCAGCGCCCGTACTTCGACCCCTCCTCGGGGTCATCCCAGCGCGTATATCCAATTTCCCCTGCAGCCCATCCGAGGACGTTCTGTGCGGTCATAGTCATCGCGTGGCCTCCGTCTGCTCGTAAGGGATGTAAATCGGGGCGACGACGTCGGGCGGCGTGTCCGTCGCGGGCGTCATCGAGGCCATGAGCTGCTCGATAGTCGGTTCCATTGGTTTCTCCTCTTGGTGTAGGAAAGCCCCCGGACGGGCTTGTCCGAGGGCGTGAAAGATCAGGTGGGGTGTCAGTAGCCGACTGCCACCCAGGAGTAGGCGTGACGGCCTGTGGTCGTGACCCCCGGCAGCATCGCACGGAAGCCATTCCTGGTCATCGAGTCAAGGCAGAACTGCTGGGCATTCTTGAAGTTCCAGCCTCCCGACCCCGTCCCATACAACGGCGTGAGCGTGACAGACACGCATTCGGTCGGGAAAGGCGTCTGGAATGTTACAAAGTCAAGATATAGATTCCCGAACGCAACCTCCGTCGCCGATGTCGCGACCCTGCCCGCCTTGATGAGGCCATTCCGCACGCCGGCGCTCAGGCCACTGCCGACAGGCACGTCTCCTGTTGCCGCTAACTCCATCTGCAGATTTGACTCGCCCGACCAGCGGCGACCATCCCACACGCGGATAGCGTTCAGATCGGTCCTCCAGACATACACAGGCTGCGCAGGGGACGCGGCGAGGCCCACGCCCGCGAGCGCGGCGACGTACTGGGATGCGGCGGTCTCGGACGCGCAGGCCTTGTATGACGGGATGGACAATGAGAGGTCGAGGAGATCTTGCCGGCGGGCCGGGTCGGTTGGGGAGGGTACCTTGTGTCCGCGCTGGTCCTGGTAGCTCATGGGGCACGCCTTTCTGCGGGTTTTGTGGGGAGTGTTTCGGTGTAGTCGAGGTGGAGGGCTGCGCTGTCGCCGCCCTTGATGATGCCGCCGTAGGCCGCGCCTACGAGTGCGAGGCCAGCGCCCGCCGGGATGGTCTTTGCCAGGGCAGTTATGTCAACCTGTGCCTGCGCGGCGTTGACGTTGATTGTCTGCGTCGCGCCGGTGGGCTGCGGACCCGACTCCGAGTAGGAGGCAGGCTGAATCACGAGCGCCCAGGGCGGGACGTGCGACGCGGGCCGGACGGTGAGCAGCGCCCGGGTGATCGTGATCGTTCCGAGTGCTTCAAGCTGGCGCCCGTAGGTGACGAGACCTCGGAGGCGCTGGCCTGCTGGGTTCGTGCCCTGCCAGGCTCCGCCGTCTCCGTACCGCGACCATCCGCCGGTTGTCCAGGTGCCCATCCACTGCGGAGTGAGTACCGCATGCCGGGCCGCCGGCTTAGGCTCAGGGGTTTTCGGGATTGCTGGGAGCGGGCCTTCGGGGGATGGGGCAGGCCCCAGCGCGTGTACCGGGCGCCCCGTGTCCGGATCGAGGAGCACGTGCGCGGTCTTGACGCCGTTCCAGTTGACGGCTGTCGCGGGGATCTGCACGCCCGCGCCGCCGTACAGGGAGACGATGAGCTGTCGCCCGCCTTCGACGAGGTCGACGATCCGCGCGATCGCCGTCGTTGATCTGTCCGACCCGTACCGGGGAGGCAGATCATCCGGCGTCGAGGAGATCAGGTCCATCACTCGGACGGTCACAGCGTCACCTCCACGTCTGTTTTCTGCGTGCCTTTGTACGTGAGGGGAACTTCGTATGCGGTGACGAGGCCCCAGAGGGTTTTCGGCTCCGCCGCGAGGACAGGCTGCGTCACGATCTCGATCGGCTGATCGAGCGCGACGCGCGGATCCGGCGCGTGCTCCACAGGGACTTTGACTTTCCGGCGGATCGACTCGGCGAGCATCGCCTCAGCGGTTTTGCGCGCCTGCTCCTGCGAGGTTATGAGAGGCGAGGAGAAGAAGCGGGGGACGACACCGTAGGGGCCGTCGGTCCTCATCGGGCCGGTCGTCTGATCCGCGACCGCCTGGAACGCGGGCGCCCCCTCGTCGTGCCCGTCCTGACCGCGCGCTACGACGCGGTTATATACCTTGTCGCGCGAGACCTGCGACGAGACGCCGACGACGGTTCCGTCCAGGTCGTCTGTGAGCCGTAGCTTCGGCGGCGAGACCGGCGGCGAGACCGGCGGGGTCACGTACAGGATGCCGTCGCCGCCCTCACGGATCGATGCCGGCCATGCCTTCGCGATCTCGTACACCGCATCGATCCTCGACTCACCCCATGTCATCGAGGGACACCAACGGTCAACGAGGGCGGTGTCAATCACGACGCCCATGTGTCCGCCGACCAGGCGCCGGATCTCGGACGCGAGCGTGCCATTCCACATGGGGGAGAGCGGCGTCGTGAGCCTATCCTCCTCAAGGCGATGCATCAGCGACTTGCCCGTCACCCTCACGGTCGAGGGGCCGGGATCGACAGATGTGATGATGAAGCGTCCGAGCTGAACGTCCCACCAGCCGCCGCCGGGGATCACCGACGCGATCGTCAGCGAGACGTGCAGCGTCTGCCCGAACGTCGCGAGCGGGTGTGAAGGGTCTGTAGGATCCCAGTCCCGCCAGTCCTCATCCTCACTCGCCGAGCCGACGCGGGGCACCGTGAGCGAGAGCGAGCCCTGCACCTGCTGAGTGGCATCCCAGGCGACCGAGCCGTCCTCGACGGGCACCTCACCGAGGTACTCATCGCCGAGCCACGACTCGACCGTCGCCTGCATCGTGTAGGCAGACGAGAGGAGGTCGTCCGGGATGCGCGCGTCCGGGCCGGTCAGGCTCATCGCTCCTCCTGCCAGATCGTGCGGTCGAAGCCCTCCCACGTGAGGCGGCGCGCGTCGAGCGCCTGCCACGTGAGGGCGCGACCGTCAAAGTCCGTCCACGTCGAGAGAGCGAGGAGCGTCGAGGCCTGCGGTAGGGACGTAATCGTTCCCTTGATCGTCCACGTGCGCTCCGCGACGTCGATCCTGGCGGCGCGCTCCATCGAGACCGACGTCGGCGACATAAGCGTCACCAGATCGACGTCGCACACGCCGGCCCTGCACTGCACGCAGTGGTCGGGATTGTGGAAGAGAGCTACAGGCGTCGGCGTGCCCAACAGCAGCTTGAGAGCCGGCGTATCCTTGAGATTCGTGCGCGCCGTCAGCGAGACGGTGCCCGCGCCCATCGTCGGCGCGTACACCATAACCGGCGTTCTGCGACCTGGCACCTCGTGCTCGGTGAGGCGTATCTTCATCTCACGTTGATCGGTCCCCTGCCAGAGCAGGTTCACGGGCATTTTGCCCGCCGTGTCCGTCATGAGCGAGAGGCCCTGCCAGCGGCGCACGACAGGCGAGGACTCCACCTCGACGCCGCGCGACGTCGTCAGACGGTACCGGAACTCCGTGTTGATCGGCGCGAGCGAGTCACCGATCACCCGCTGTTCACCCGTTCCCGTCCAGACACCGGCTCGCGGTATCCACTTGAAACCCGTCGCGGCGATGCCCTCGACGTAGCATGCCGTGCCCGCAGGCGCGAGCGACGCCGGGATCACCAACTGCACGCGCGGAGCCTGGCCGTCCTCGACGACTGCGACCGGCGCGCGCGTCATATCGAGCGCGCCCTCGACCTCACGCGAGGATGACAGACCCTTCGTGCCTGTCCACTGGTGAGTGATCGCGCGCTGTGTGTAGCCGACGCGCTGCTGCGGCGTGTCGCCGTCGAAGAAGGCCGCCGCGTCTGCGACAGCCTCCTCGACGGTCGCCGAAGCGACGATCATGACATCGTCGAGGTGGACCCAGCCAGGCTTGTTGTCGCGGGCTCCCGAGGTGTAAACCTCGAAGCGCACGCGCGCCTGAGTGGAGCCCGCCGGGGCCACGTGGACCCACGTTGGGCGATCGCCCTCCGCACTCGACGTCAGCAGCAGCGGCGCAGACGCGACCTGACTGCGGCCCCCCACCGTCCACTCGACGCGGACGGCGAGACCGATACCAGGACTCGTGCGCACCAGGGCCGACACCGCCAGCGCCTGCCCCGCCGAGATAGGAACCACGCCAGGAGTGGCGACCTGGCCCTGCAGCTGAGCGGGCACGTCGACAGCCATGTACGTTGGCGACTGCCGCTCGTGCCCGCCCCATGCAGCGGGATCAGATGCGATCCGCAGCGATGACGGCGCGTACTTTGCCCACCCATTCGTGCCGTAGGCAAAAGAGGGGTTCGGGCAAAGATTCGTGCGCGCCATTATCGGCTCCTTCCTGCGAGCTGCTTCCTGCGAGCGAGAACGCCCGCGCTAATCCCCTCGACGTGCGCCCTAAACTGGACGCCGTCATCGAGGACCAGATTCACCTGCGCCCCATCAAGCGAGACACCCGCACCCGCGCCACTAGCCGCGAGCGCACTGACGTCGGCCCACTGGCGAGCCGTTAGGATCGCTTCGCGCTGGCCGGTCTGATTCACTGCGGCGGTGACTCCGTCCGGGAGCCAGCCGCCCCTATCGTATTTGCGCGCGCCGCCGTAACGTCCGACCGAGGGAGACCCCCAGATCGCGGTCTTGCGAGCGCTTAAGCCCGGGCGCGGTTCCTCGATCATCTGACCGTTGCCCGCGTAGACCGCCACGTGCCAGGCAGGAGACCCCCAGTAGAGGAGGTCGCCGGGTGTTGCCGACCCCCAGGGGACGGGTGTCGAGCCGGACTGGTATCCAGCTGCCGTGAGTCGCGGCCAGCCAAGGCCGAGCTGCTGCGCAGCCCAGTAAACGAGGCCGGAGCAGTCGAGGCCGGGCGGGATCGCCGAGCCACCCCACACGTAAGGCACTCCCATAAGGACTGCCTTCATTGCTGCGCCGACGAGGCCCGCGCCGCCCGAGAGGCCGGATTCGTTTACCTTCGAGGTGAACAGGGACTTGAGGCCGTCGAATAGCATCGGCGGGATGCCGTATGCTACGGACTCCCAGAAGCTGCCGTCCTTCGGGGACAGCAGATCGCGCGCCGGCTTGACGACCAGGTTCGCGATTGCGGCGGCAGGGTCGGTGACGATCTCAGCGACCGCCTCCGTCGTGTCCTTGACCCAGTCCAGGGCGCCGGAGAAGCCGCCCTTGACGGCGTTCCAGATGCCACCGTCTGCGAAGGCTACTTCGCCGCGGCGGCGTCCGGTCTCGCCGACGGTCGCGAGGCCGGAGCCGCGCGAGGCGTTGACACGGTCGAGCCAGGGCTTCCCGCCGAGGGCGCGCAGGGCGTCGGGGCGGATGATGCCCTCGCCGCCGGACAGGCGCAGTGCGCCGCCCCCGTCCGGGCTGTAGAAGTGATAGATGTCCTTGCCCGGAGAATATCCGGGCGTCATGGTGGAGAAAATGCCGCCGGTCGCGTAGGCCGGAATGGCCTTCACGTCGGGGAGACGGACGGAGAGGCCGACCTTCGCAGCGATCGTATCGAACGCGGCCTTAATGCCGTCCCGATAAACCGTCGTAATCACGAAGTTAATCGGGCGGGCTGCGGCGCCCTTGATCTTCTCGAACACACTCTCGACCGACTGGCGGAAAGACTCGAACGATTCCTTCATGCCGCCGATCGCGTTCTTAATCGCCGGAAAGACGACGTCGATCAGGACGGAGGACGCGACCTGCACCGCCGACGAAATCTGATCCCACACCGGCTTAATCACCGACTCATACAGCCAAGTGAAAGTCGGGCCGAGCGTCGAGGAGATCGCGCTGCCAATCGCCGAGAATATCGGGGACAGGATGCCCCAGACCGTCTGAATCGCCGAGCTGATCCCATTCCATGCCGTCACGACGGTTGTCCACAGCCCCTCGAAGGCTAGGCCGACGGTACCCGAGATCACCGTCACGAACAGGTCAAACAGCGGATACAAGACGTTGTCCCACACAGCGAGGATGAACGTCGACACGTTCGTCCAGACCGGCTCAACGACGTCCTGCCAGAAGGACCACAGCGCGGGCATGAGTGTGTCGCGGAAGAAGCCCGCGAGCGCCTGCATAGCCGGGTAGATGACTGCCCATGCTGACTGGACTGCCGAGGCGAAGCCCTCCCACAGCGGCTTGACCACGTTCTCCCAGAGGGTTTTCAGGACAGGCCACAGCACGCGGGAGATCAGCGTCCAGATGCCCATGAGCGCCGGGCGGATGACGGCGGTCCAGGCGAGCGCCAGGCCCGAGCCGATCCCCTCAAACAAGGGCTGCAGCACGGTCGACCAGAAGTTCTGGAGGCCCGGCCACAGCGTGCCACTAATCCATTCCCACGCCGCCTCAAGGGACGGCTTGATCTGGTCCGTCCACGCGGTGTACGCGATCTCGCCGACCGTGAGGAGCGCGTCCCTCAGCGTGAAGAAGAAGTCGACGAGCGCCGAGTCCTCCTCAAGGCCAAAGAGATTACCGTCGTAGTCGCCGGTCGTGAGGATGCCCCACGCCGACTCGATGCCCGGGATGAGGGTGTTCTTCGTGTAATCGACGAAAGCGTCGATAATCGGCGTGACGTTGTTCGTCCAGAACTCCGCGATACCAGCACCCAACGAGTTGATCGCGTTCGCCACGTCCTCGTTGGTGTTATACAGGTAGATCAGACCGGCGATGAGCGCTCCGATAGCCACGACCGCAAGACCGATGGGGTTCGCAGCCATTGCTGCGTTGAGCCCCTCCTGCACGAGCGTGGTGTTCTTGATCCACTCGATCACAGTCGTGAGCACTGAGAAACCCCAGTACGCAGCGACCGCGATCCCGATCCCCTCACCCAGGGCTACCAGCAGATCCTTATGCTCGGAGATCCAGTCGAAAGCGTTCGAGAACATGTCGGACAGCCAGCCCATGAAGTCCGTAATCGTCGGCTTCATGTAGTCAATAAGATCCTTGAAGCCACCCATGAGGGTTGCCTGCAGGTTGCCGGCCGCGTTCTCGATACGGCTCGTGTCGCGAGCCGCGTTCGCTGCGACCTCATCGAAGCCGAGGCTCAGGAGCGCCTCGTTGAATTCCTCTGCGCTGATCTGGCCTTGGGCCATAGCGTCCCGGAAATTGCCTGTATAGGCGCCAGCGTCGAGGAGGGCCTTCTGGATCTTGCCGGACGCACCGGGGATCGCGTTCGCGATCTGATTCCAGTCTTGCGTTGCCAGCTTCCCAGCGCCGTTGACCTGCACGAGGGCTAAGCCCACTTGCTTGTACGTCTCAGCATTGCCGCCTGCGACGGCGTTGAGGTTGCCCGCTGCTTCGGCGAGCTTGTCGAAGTCCTTGACGCTATTCGCCGCGAGCTGCGACGTAATGCCCTGAATATCCGAGAGATCGTAGACGGTCTCATCGGCGTATTTCTGCGCTGCGGCTCCCAGCTCCTCGATCCGATCCGGATCAATACCCGCGAAATTCAGCGTGTCCGCGAACTTCTGTGTCGCGTCTGACGCGGCGATAGCCTCGGAGACGAAGCCGCCGATGCCGACGGCTGCGGCCATTGCCGCCAGGGGCGCGATCGCGTTCTGCGCGAAGCCAGCCATAGAGGAGAAGCCCGAGCCAGCCTCGCGCGTCCCCCTAGCCGCTCGCTCCGCTGCCTGCGCGGCCTCGTCGAGGTCACGCGACGCAGACTCGACAGGGCTGCGGCTCCGGCCCGCCTCGGCACCCATCGTGGTAAAGCTGCGGCCCGCACCCTCTGCAGCCTTCTGCATGCCTCCTGTCGAGGCCTGCATGCTCTTCGTCATCTTGTCGACGCTGTTTTTCGCCTCAGTGGCAGCAGCGTCGATAGGCTGACTGATACTCTTGGCGACCTGCGCGCCGGAGGAGCCGACTCCTGAGCGCAGGCCGTTCGCCAGATCCTTACCGGCGTTCTGCCCGATATTGGGTAGCTGAGCCTTGGCGTCGGCCTCGACGGCCTTGAAAAACCCCTTCATGGAGGGAACCACGTCGACGTACAGTGTGCCCGCCTTGTAGACGCCTGCCATGCTGGGTTCCTCTCTGCA